GGCATTTTCTACATATCTTCCACTTTTACTTGATATCTTATTGAGTTCTTTTGTGGGAATTTTATACAATTCTATAATATCACTCAAGACACATACATATAAAAAATAATCCGCTTTACTTGCTGTTATTCCAGACGCCTTACCTCTAGAAAATACTTCAACGAATATATTTCCGAGTCTTAGCTATACTTTGGTCTTCTTTTATTTCTATTAATTCTTCTGTTTTGTTTTTAAAAATTAATTTTAAATCATAATCTACGAAAGTTTCATCAGGTGCTTTTTCTATATTGCTTATTTTTCCCTTATATGAATCTTCTAGAAAATTTCCAACTAATGCTTCTACTTTTTTTGCTCTCTTTAAATCTTTTGAAAAATTATAATATCCCATATTTTTTAAACCGAAAAGCTTGAACCACAACCACAAGTCTTTTTGGCCGCAGGGTTGTCAAATTTGAACCCAGAGCCATTTAGACCGGAAGTGTAGTCTAGGCTAACCCCCTCCAAATAGCTCACGCTATAAGGGTCTACAACGAATTTGACGCTATCTTTTTCCCATACCGTATCATCTTCATCAGGAAGGTCTACGATATCTAATGCATACTTGTAACCCGAACAGCCGCCGCCATTTATAGCAATGCGAATGTATTTATTTTCAGAATTATCTAATTTTAAATTTTCTTTAAAGGCAACGATGGCCGCATCTGAAATATTTACATTCATTTCAATTCTTCTCTAACTTGCATTAACATCTTACCAAGTTTGTTTTGCCCTTCGTATTTTTTATTGACACCCCAATAAGTATCACCCCAAGGTGCCCATTCAATTAATTCATCATCACCAGTAGCTAATAATTTTATTTTCAAATCTTGATGTTGTGTAAACTTTAATCTTAATGCTGTTAACATAATATTATCTTTTACACTATCCCAATCTTTTCTAATTGCTATAGTTTTGCCATTTTCTTTTGCGGCTTTGGGCGTTGAAGAAACCATAACTTTAATAAAGTCATTTTCATCTACGGCCTTTTGACAGTGATAATAATGTTCGGTAGAAAGATATTCTATTCCATCTTTATCTTTAATGACCGCTTCGTAAAAATTAGAAAGAAATCTATAAGATGGGAAACTTCTAGATTGAAAATAAATTTTATTCATCTTTTTCTATTTTCTATAATCTTCTTGAGAGCTTTGTTTCCTCTAATAAACAGATTATATTCTTCATCGTCCATACCGAGATGTTCTTCAAGACTCATTCCGATATCGACTTTATTATGCCACACATCAATCCAATCATCGACTTGTTCTAGTATTTGTTCGTAAGTTAATTCTTTTTCTAATGCGTATTGAATAAAGTTCATTCCCAATCATCCTCGTCTTTCATAAAATTAGGAGATTTTTTACCATAAAATCCAGGTTCTTTAAATCCTTGCTGTTGATTACCGGCAAAATTAGGCATACGATTATTTTGCGTTGGGCCTTTAGCTGACTTGAACTGAGTTTTATATTTTTGAAACAACTGCTGAGCGTTTCCTTGTAGTCTCTGTATAAACTTTATTTCTGTCGGTGTCAATTGTTTTACGCCAGTTTGCTCTTCTTGAGATTGCTTTAGTGCCAAATCTGAAAGAACTTGCTGCTCATTTTTACCACCACCACGGGCAGGCTTGACACCGAACACTCCCATCTTATTGCCACCAATCATTGTTTGGGGAGTTTGCAAAACTCTAATATTCATCATTTTAGTAATGTCATATAATCTATAAGGGTCATATCCTCTAGGCTGAATGAAAGGTTTGATGGCCCTCAAATAAAAATCATGAGGTGAAGTAATATTAGCTGCACCTGCGCTGGCAATTATTTTATCAAATTCTGCTGCTGCATTAGCATTCTTTTTTGCTAGATTTTCAAAATATTTTAACTGAAATGCTGGGTCTATAATCATTCTAACGGTATTGATTTCGTCATCTGTTAGATAATTGAAATTCAATGCGTTAACAAGTAAAGTTGCGCCACGACCGCCTGGATTACGCCAGCCAGGATGTAATACCAATACTTGAGGAAATCTATCATGAGAACGAGCAGACTCGTAAGAAAAACTTATTAATTGTCCAATTTGTAATTGCATATACTATAATTACTTGTTTCTTTCTTGAATATCTGCCTTAAGTTGTTCCATCTCAAGAGTTGAATCGGTGTCTATCTCTATAGCATCACATCTTTTATCAAAGGTTAGAACCATATTTTGTTCTACAATATCTAATGCCGCTTTACGCAAATCTGGTCTAGACATCATCTTAACCCACTCTTCTGTGCCTTGCCATCTAAAATGTTCTCCACAAGCATCCCAAGTCTTCCAAGTGGTTCCTTTAATCTCTTCTAGTTCCAATAAATAATCATAGATAGAAACTTCATCATTTACTCCCCAATCATAATAGAGAGGAAATTTTGCACTTCTATGATTTGGAGCAACTTTATTTTTATAAACTTTAGCTTCCGTCTTCATTCCCAAAATCTGTCCAGTCTTACTGTTTTTAATTTGTCCAATGGATTTCAGTTTAATTCTTACGCCACAATAAAATGCCAAAGCTTTACCGTGCGGTGTTATATCTGTATCAGCACCAAAACCACTAAATCCAATATTAATCTTTTGACGCAATTGATTAATACAAACCAAAGTAATATTAGCGGCATCCAAAGAACTGACTGCTTTTCTTAAAGCTCTACTCATAGCTTTTGCTTCTAATCCAAGAGCAATACTTTCGTCTTGGCCTTTTTCTACTTCCTCTTCGCCAATTAAAGCCGCAATACTATCAATCACTACAACAACTGGTTTATTTTTATCTTTGACATAAGTTCTAGCTAAGGTCATTATTTTTTCTACAACAGCAAAACAACCTTCGACAGTAATGGGTATGTTTTTTGGTCTTAATAATTTGTCCCAATTAACACCCATTCTTTCAACGAATGGTTGACTTAAGGCACGCTCTATATCAAGATAACACGCAATGCCACCCATTTTTTGTGCATTGGCTATAATTTTATATGCCAATAAAGATTTTCCACTAGCTTCATTTCCGTGCAATTTCTATAATGCGATTACAAGGAACTCCACCATCTTTTCTATTTGAGATTGCATAATCTAAAAGAGTCGAACCGCGTTGATATAAACTTTTCTACCTTGTTATCAATGCTTGTTCCAAGCTCTCCTCTAAAATGTTCAAGAAGCTCTTCATTTTCTGCCGCTACGGCATCTACTTTTTCTTTCTTTTCTTTAGCCATTTACTACTCCTTGGGAAAAAATGCACTATAAATACTTTTATCACAAACAACAATATTTACAAGAGTTCCCTTTTCAAATGTATCATGATTAATTTGAGCTTCTATAGTAAATTTTTTAATTTCACCATTACTACCCAAATGATTTCCGTATGGACTTGAAGTGTCAATTGCTTCGCTATCAAGTCCAGTAAGTTCTTCTTTAGTCGTCTTGGAGCGCTTCAAACTTCTTTTCAAGGTCTGAATAATCTTCTGTACTAGTTTCATGCTTATCTCCTTCTGGTTCTTTAACTGTTTCTGTTCCGTCCGTTTCTGACATATTAGTCCAGCCTTGGAGGATTACATCAATTTCACTTTCGGTAATTGGCTTAAACACTTCTGAAAGTGGTGGAATCTTACTCAAGATTGTATCAATCTCTTCTTGAGTTGCCGCCAACTTTGATTCTTTTCTCTTGAAAGTAAGCTTTGGCGCATTGTAGGTCGTCTTTCCGGTTTTGGAAACAACTCTTACTTCTGCATCGATGCCATCTTCAATATTCATAAAATTAGAATATTCAGCATTTTGAAACGCTTCTAACAATTCGCGATAAATTTCTACGCCGAAACCCCACCACTTTGGCGTTTGGGTTGCATCTTCTCTGTCAAGAACCAACGCATAGAATCTTTGCTTTGGCATCAGTTTCTTGCCGGTGTCTTTATCAGTTGCATCTTTTGTCTTAAATAAAGAAAATCCAAAATTACAAGCAGGACATTCCAATTCGCTCATAAGTCTTGGGCACAAAAATCCAAATTTAGTTAAATTATAATGAAACCACATTTCAGAGAATGGGTCTTCTACGCCTGGTTGACTAATAAATCTAATTACCTTAGTCTTAGTAGCATCGGGACTCCACGTCTTTTTGTCAAACTTGCTCGTCTTCAACTTTGGATTCTTTAAATCCTCTAATTTCTTTCTCAACTTTTCTAAATCTAAACTCATAATTTTTTCTCCTTATATTTTTAACCTGTATTAACAGTTTATATACTTTATCATGATTGACGCAAGTTGTCAATCCTCTTTTTGCAGTTCGAAAAGATTCTTACCGCTCGAAACAGATACTGGCAGTGCTGTATTTGTTTTTTTAAGTAAAAAACTTTCCATTATTTCCTGTATGCGATATTTCAAATGTTTTTCACTATCGTGTATCATAAAATACAGCGCGTCATAAAATGGAAAAGCTAGATAGCTCTTTGAGTCCGTAAGCTCTATTTCAAAACTATTAATTAACTGAAAGATTATATCCGCCTCAAGCGAACAAACAATATGTTGAAACTTAACATTACTTTCTTCATCTGTAAAAAATAAAGGTCTGCCAAAATAATTTTTTATTATTTGGTTTTGTTTGTGTAGACTTTCTTTTGTTTCTTTTATGCAAGATAATTTTTCATCAAACTTCTTGTTAATTCTATTAGAAAACATCCAACTAATTAATTCAATTTTGTTTTCTTCTCTATCGCCTTCAAAAAGAGAATAAATGTCTTTAGTATCATTCAATTCTTTTTTAAGATTGTCGTCCCCAAAAACAGACAAGGCAATTCGAGGTTGAAATGCTTTAAAGTCAAATTGAAAAATTTCAAAATCAGGAGGCGCTATGATATAGTCTCTTTTTTCTTTAGCGATATTATAGAGATTGAAGTATCCATGTTTGATAGTCATTCGACTATTTTTTGCACCAAAAATATTGTATCTTAATGTAATTTTTGGATTGGTTTTATCGCTAGTAAATATAGGCTTTTTGCTCAGTTTTATGACAGATTTTATACAGGAATAATTAGTCTGAAAGTAGTCCAAAACGCTTTCTTCTATGGGCTCTTTTAGTAGTTTTTTTATAGCTAAAATCTTGTTTTTTATACAGCTTTCGAAGAGAAAATTAGGCACCAATTTATCAACTGGGAACTTTGAATAATCTATTCTTGTTAACGAATATGTTTTAAAATGATTGTTGATTCTTTGCTTATCTTTAAAATATTCTATATCACTATCCGAATCAAATAGCTCTTCTATACTATCTGTTTTTTGCAGCATCAAGCCGTATAAAGATTGTATGTCTAATAATTGTTGTGGAAAGAAATCATCAAAGAAGTCATAAAATTTATAAAGGTCATAGCAGTATAGTTTGTCCGCATTGACAAACTGGAATTCTTTTTTTTCTATTTTTTCAAAGGTATTATTTTCTAAATCTAGTAAAAGAAAATAATCGTAATTATTGTCAATAAAATCTACAAACTTGATAGTCATCTAATGCCATAAGAAAGTTATTTCCGTTTCGTATGTTCTATTAGAAAGTTTATGTGTCACGCTTTGTATTGTGTATATTGCATCTATAAAGAATATACCGCTTGACATAAAGAACGACCTAAAGGGCAACCAACTCGGATGTCCCATCATAGTCGCTCTTCCTTGCAAAGGCAAGGATAAAGGTGTAGTAGCTTCACCTTCAATGAACTTTCTAAAGACAACAGGGTCTCTTAGGTTAGGAATTGAATCACGTGACGCGCGCTCAATCAACATAGCTTCCATTTGCGGATTGCCTAACATTGAAAACGATATATCTTTTATGAAAGAGTTCGCGTGACCTAATGTAATAGTGGGAATGCTTGTTCCCTGCAAAATTGTTTGGACAGCATTATCTGAAGTAGTCTTGCCACCAGGAATTTTTAATAGTTGATTTGTAGTCATTGGTATGCCAAATTTAGCATCTAAAATTGCCAATTGTAATGATGTCTTTTTGGTAATTGGGTCATACGAATTATACAAATTAATTACAATTGTAGGTTGGGCAAAGACGGCCTTCTTTGAAGGTTTAGAACATCCCTTTATGAATTCATCATTGGAAAGATAACTTCCTCCCAATTCATCTAAGAGTTCTTTGATGGTTATACTTCTTTTTCCTTTTGCACCTTGCTCTTTTGTCCATCTTATTAGTCTATCAACATCAACTGGGAAGTTTGCTATGGTTTTATTGGAAAAGTCTAAACACTGCTCATTAAAGCATCCATATATAACTTCGAATGATTGTGTGCCAGGAATTAAGGCACTCATACATTTCAGAGTATCTTCCAATAAACAAACGATAACATCATGAAATGCAACGGTCTTTACTGCCTTCTTTTTAGAGTCGTACCAATTAACATTTTTCATTTGTGGTATTTTTGATAATTTTCCAATATATGTACTAAAATTATTTGATATTCTGCCTCTAACATTTTTTTCTACAATCGTATAACTTTTAGCCAGACCTGTTATTTGACTGTAATCATTTGAATTTTGAGTACTGTTTTTTTGACTATCGCTAAGGTTATCTAAAAATTTTTTCAAATTATTATAGTTTGAAAAAAATCCATTTGGTTTATTTTTTTCTTCAATAGTTCCATCGGTCCCTTTTGTAGTATCCAACTTACCATCATCGCCAATTAAAAAGTCTAAATATTGATTAAATGCATAACCGTTAACAGTCAATATAGCCTGGCCAGCGCCATCTATATTAATAGTATAATTTACCATACTGAATAGTAATTTCTGTTTTTGCCCTAAAAAAGTATTTGTAGGATGATTCCATCCATATTCTAAAAGCAATGGAGTGCCAGGATACAAAAAAGATAAAATGGCGCTGTCGGAAAGATTATCTCTCTTGTGTATTTTTAAATTTATTTTTACTTTTGTGTAATATAAATATCCGAGAAGATTGGTCTGTAGTTAATTCAACGTCTTGCAAAGATATATTTGGTCTATCACTATATCTTGTGCCGTCATTTATTTTAGAAAAATCTATTTGTTTTTGAAAAAAAGATATATTAAAATCTTTAATTACTTGTCCACCCAAATCTAAAACTTTAAAATTAACAAATGGAACAGCTAAAGCAATATCAGTTGGCTGTAATGCCAACAGATTATCACCAAATTTACTATCAAAGTTAAAGATTGGATTAAAACTATCATTAACGCTATTACTTTTTGGCGCAGGAGGACTTAGAGTTACGTTAAGAGTGTCCGTTCCTATGTATGAATAAGTTACACTATTTGATGGAACTGGTTGGTCTGCCATTTATTGTCCTTAGTATAGCGCAAGAACAGCATTTAAATCTGTGGGTATTTGTAAAGTAGTCCCTTCTGGGATGGCAAAAAAATAATCTATACCATTATACTCTGAAATAATCCACCAATATTCTGTATTGCCTAAATATTTAAATGCTAAATTGTCTAAGCGGTCAAATTGAGTTGTAACGATTTGAATAGTAGGAATAGAATTCAATTGATTGCGAGTTGGAAAATTAGATGTCTCTAGAAATTTTTTATTTTCTAAAGTATTTAAATTACGATAACGACTTGACGATGACATTTTATGAACCTACGCTACCAAAAATTTTTCTTATATTAGGAGCAGAAATAGTAGTAATTTGTTTTGTATCTGGGTCTGGCGATGCAGTTCCAAATCTTAATTGCCCAGTATCTGGACTCTTGTAAAGACCAGGATTTGCTTCATGTAAGACAGTATAAGAGATTGAAATTGTAATTTTCATTGGCACTTTCAAGTCTTTATCTATTTGCCATACAGTTTCATCATAGCTCATATCAAGACTAGTAATATACCCAGGCAATCCAACTCCATTAGCACCAGCAATTAAATCTCCGACTCTGACTCTTATAATAGGTCCAGCCAAGAAAAATCCGCTAGAATCATACATGGGATATACCATACTTTGCAGTCTTTGTAATTTATTATATATGACTGGCAAATCTCTTGGTCCCCACACTACCATATCAAAAGCCAAATTGATAGTTCTAGTAGTTCCTACATAAGTTGGAATTTGGTCAACGCGACCAAAAAATCTTTCTTCGTTCCATTCTGGAGTAAATGTTTCATTAAATCCAGCTTTTAAATAAGCTCTAAAATATAAAAATTTACCTGCGCCTGGTTCTCTTAAATCGAAAAAAGAAAATGGCATATAATTTTGACTATCTGCAATAGGAGTTTGTAAAAATCCATTTTGTTCGTCTAATGGGTCAAAATAAGCATCGCCATTATCTATTATGGGAGTGCTAGTCCCTCTTGTTTGACTAGCGACGGGAGCCGAAACATAAGTCATATCACTGCCCTGACCTGGTGCGCCGCCAGGAAAAGGTCTATTAATAAATAAATTATCGTTCTTTAATTCGCCAGGAGTAAGAACTGCTGTAGTTCCTACCACATTGAATGCCTGAAAGCTCGTTTGCAATTTATCCAAAGGGAAAGCTGCGTTCTGTTGGCTGTAAGGTCTATTTGGCGTATAAAGGTTGGTGTGCATACCCGCAAGTTGTGCAACAAATTCTGCATCGCCACCAGTAGCCGCATCTATAGACAATGGAGGAAAGTTCGGTCCATTCTCTAATGTGTGTCCACCATTGTTACCAACGGATGTAGTATCACCTATAAAACCAGGTGCCATAATAGGAGATTGAAGTTGTTGCAGTCTTTTAACTGGTGCGACTTGTGAATACAATCCTTGTCTCATTAAAAGTAATCTTTCGCCTGGCGCAAATACAGTATTGTTTAAATTCGTTTTATAATCAGAAATCATCGTTCCAATTGTAGGATGTTCCGTTGGAGATATACCTCTAGCTGGTAATAGAGCGCTCGGAAATGATAATGGATTCCAAACAAGATTACCAACGCCATAAGCTTGTGGGTCACCAATATTTAAAGAGGCAAGTAAAAAATTGCTAGCTACCCAAGCAGCAGACTTTTTTAATGTTTCGTCTGTTACTTTGAAAAATCCTTGTTTAGAAATTGGGTCACTTTGAAATGACGGAGCGAAATAAACTTGTCCAGCAACATTTCTAGCCCAATGCGAGATGGCAAATGGGTCGAAATTACTTAATGAAGTGCCAGCGCCCAAAGTAGACTGTCCACCTTGCGTTAATAAATTTGGAAAATTATTATCATACAAGTTGTTTGCAATCTTAGAAGTATCTGGAGGATTACTTAAAAGAGATGGTGGGTCTCTTGGAGAAAACATTTCTCTTGTATTTAAAATAGGATTAACTCTTGGGTCTAATTGTCCCAAAGGAAAAATAGTTTGAGCATTATATGTAGAATTGTTGTTCGCAAAGTCGTTATTATCAACAATTGCCGAAGGACTATTGGGAGAAAATGGAACTTTGTCAGAAAAAGTATTTCCTGGTTTATAATCTGGCAAAGGCATATCTCCAGTATTGCCTACTAAATCGTTTGAGTTTTGAGGTGCGTAGGGATTGCCTGGGCCGTATTTGTTGCCGGGTGCTGAGTCTGGCGTTTGTAAAGTTGGCGTGCCCATAACACTAGTGTTAAGCGGTGGTCTTGAAAGCGAGGGCGTGCCTATACCTTGATTGCTAATTGGCGGTCTTTGCAAGTTAGGAGTGCCTATGCCGCTTGTATTAATTGGTAATGACTGCAATGGAGGTGTGCCTATTCCACTTGGAGTAAATGGAGGTCTTTGCAATGCGGGCGTACCAACTCCAGCATTACCAGCTAATATGCCACCAATAAGTTGATTTACAAGGTCTAATATTGATGCCATTTGTTAAACTCCGCGTGCCTTATCCATAATGCCTCTGGCAAAATAATTACCATCTGCATCTATTAATCTTATAATTACTTCTTTATCATTCGATGCATGTTCTGCTAAAGCTTCTTTGTGTGCATCCTTCATCATTTTCTTTGTTTCTTTTTCTTGCTTTTCTTTTTGTTCTTTTGAAACTTTCGATTTTGTAGCAGTATTAACGGTTTCTGTTTTAGGAGCTTTGATTTCTACCTTAGAATTCATTCTATCATTGAGTTCTTGTTGAAGCTTCTGAAATTTTGCTTGTACTGATGGCATATTTCTTTCGCCAGAACCTAATTTGTCAAACTTTTCATCGGCAGAACCACCTATATCTGAAAGTGTTTTGGCTAATGCAATCTTCTTTTTTGCATCTTCTTCAGACAATCCAAATTTATTTTGTTCTTTCATTTGAACTGCGCCGAGTACTCCTTCTTTATTTAGAAGTTTTTTCAATGTCAGTTGTTCATCTAATGTTTTATTTTGTTTATCCATTAAATCTATAGCGTCTTGTGCTCTACTATTATCAATAGGAGATACTATACTATCAAATTTATCTTTAAACTTACCGATATTATCGCCAGCTTTATTTATGCTAGATGTCATATCTGTCATAAATTTTTCAATGTTATGAGCAAAATCTCCAATTGGCTTATCTGCACTGCTAAAACCAAACAGTTTCGCAATGAAATTAGTAATAGACAAACCTAATTGTTCAAGTAGTGGTTGCCAAGATATTAAAGTACTTTTGATAGTTGATAATGATTCATTCCATTTCATATCAACATCTGCCATTTTTTTCTTTTGATTCTCTTCCGCTTTCAATTGATTGACGCGTTTTTGACTTGAGAAATATAATGCAGCTTGAGCGCCGTCAAGACCTGTTGCAGCTTTAATTGCATTCTGTTCAAAAGGATTAAGCTTTTCATATGCTTTTCCTTGGCCCAATAATTCTTTTCTAATCATCTCCATGCGTTTAACTGGATTTGTTTCCAACATTAATTTCATAGAATTGATGTTAGTACCAAAGGCCGAATTTAATTTAGCCGCAGCAGTGGCAGAACCTTCAAATGAATCTAATTGCTCACCGAAGGCCGCATTAATATCTTTTATAGAAGTGCCATACAATCTAGCAACGGCAGTTGATTTACCAAATTCAACTCTATTTTTAACGCCAAAACGAGAAAGAAGGTCTGGCGCTTGAGCCATATCTCTCATAACGCTATGAATAGGAATATTAAATTTCTTTGCATAAAGTTCAGCAGAACCTAATGCTTGATTCATTTCTTTTGAGCCTGCACCTACTGCTTGAAATTGTTTTGCAAACTCTCCAACTTCTTTTCCAGACAGTCCTAAGACGGCAGACATCTTAGTTCCAATACTAAGAATTGATGGGTCAATTTTAACTTGGTCTAATCCTTCAACTAAATCACCAACAATCTTAACGCCTTCTTGAAATGAATGCCCTAATCTTTCAAACTGCATACCAGTTGAAATAGCTTGACTTCTTACTTCTTTCATTCCCGTTCCGAACGCTACCTAATTGTTTATTAAGCTCGGCATAGGCTGGCATAACTTTCTTATCAAGAAAGTCCCAATGATTCATGAACAGTTTAAAGAATACTACGGCGGCAGCAGCAGCCGCAGCTAAACCAGCAATGAGCAATCCTTCTGGACTGAATAATATTTCAGCAAAACCAGAAGCTTTTTCTAATCCTTCGGTTAAAACACTGCCTAACCCGCCGCCTTCTTTTTTGGCATCAAAAAGTTTCTTTGACATTCCACCAAAAGAAGTAAGCATCTTGTCAGCAGCAATGGTAGGATTCTTTATTTGTTCAGCGATTCCATCAACAGTATCTTTAACATTTTCCATATTAGCTAAATTCATCTTGTTTTGATGAAGTTGCTTATTAGTTAATAAAATACTTTGTTGTATTTCTTTATTAATTCTAAATTCTAATTCGGCTGCTTTTTTAAGAGCTTTTTCTTTTTCTTTATCGCTCGCCTTAGAACTATCAAGCTCTTTATTGATTTTCTTATACATGTCATGAATGCCAAGCTTTAATTTCTTAGCAATTTCATCTTGTATCTTAGAAGCAAATTTTGAATCTTTCTGCATCTTGTCTTGGATATCAGAAATGTTTTCAAAGCCTTTACCAAGCTTATTTGATGTCTGTAAAATATCCTCAAGAATTCCGAGAATAATCTAGAGTAGATTTAGTACCTTCTACAATTCTATCGACAAGGGTTTTTTGATGGGTGGTAATTTGACCCAACATAACGCCGAATGTCTTTCATGACAGACTGCATCTCTTTAAATGTATCTAGAGACTCTTTATCTACTTTATCATTAGCCATTAATGATAATTAGACCATAAAGATTAAATGCGATAAAGAGATTTTATAATAGTTGGAAGTTCGATTTTGTATTCTTTCTCAAAATCAATCAATTCTTGTCTTGTTTTGTTAACTTCTATATTGGCCGCATTAAATTCTTCATTTAAAGCTTGCTGGGATTGGGATGCTTCTTGATAGATAGCCAAGACTTGTGTTAGGCCGTCTTTAATGGCCCGTAGCTGCGTTATCTTAGTAGATGGCTTGGGAACTATCTCCCCATTGGGAAGCGTCTCTACGAGGCTATTAAACATCTCTGCAAGCCTTGCAGATTGTACTTCCATCTCTTTTTTGAAGTCTTTGGCGAATGTTTTTTGATTGAGCATGGCTCTAGTATACACTAGGCCGCAGAAATGTCAAATTATTTGGAAGATGGAGTTTTTAAGTTCTTCTTAAGAAACTTATTTCTTTCGTTTCTGGAAAGTGGTTGATTTGGGTCTTCATGTCCCTTATCTTTGTTTTCAATTTCTTTTTGTTTATTCCAACGTTGTATTAAAAACTTTCTAATTGGAACAGGAATTGACATAGCATCATGATATGAATTTCCTTTAAAAATATATTGAATAATAAAGATTTCTTCTAAGAAGAGGTCTTTTTTACTTGCCGAGGTCAGGCCAAAAAAAGGTAGAGCCTAATGGCATGTTTACCTCGCTTTGTGTATCGCAATGTGGACACATAACCTTTTGCTTCATATCTACTTCTGGTTCTATATCATTGATGTGCTGTCTTAAAGCTCTTGCGTCAGAAGCTCTCATGCTCTTTACCGCATATGCAATTTTTTGTCTATCTGTTTCTCCATTAATAGAAACGACAGATTGAAATAATTTTGTAGTGACTGAACCGTCTATTTGATTACCGACTTTCTTTTTACCTTCGAGAATTTTTGCAATTTCTGCTTCGTCTTTTGCGGTAAAAAGTTTGAAATGAGTTTCGGCTCCACTATGCGGAAGTCTGAAATTAAATAAATTTGTATTTGGTTGAAGGGGCTTAGCTCCCAAACCCTTAACTTTTAACGCGCCCAAAGAAAATGTATTATCGAAATCTTTATCGCAAGAATTACAAGTAATCTTAGTTTCATATTCCGAACCGTAACCAGTCACGCGAAGACCAATAAGAATTGCATTTCTATCGCCAGAAAGCATTTCTTCAGGGTCTATTGTTTTATTTAACATACAATATTTCAATAATTGATTTATTACAGTTCCATTCTTAATTAATGCGCGCGAAGTTAAAATATCTTCACAGTACGCATCCATTGCTTTAATTTCTACAGATTCTTCATTAGCAAGAGGACTTCCTACAGGATAAATCAATCCCTTACTTGGCAATGAAATTAATTCAGCAGGAATTTGTGGAATAGAAGAAACTTGCTGTACTTGAGTTTGAGTTGTTTGTTGCTGCATGTAATGCTTTCTCAAGTTTGGGTCTAATGGTTGGTCAACGTCTGCGTTAGCTTGTTGAAATGGAGTGGTCATGTATTATTTTCCTTTTATAATAAATTTTTCTAAAGATTTAACTAAGTTTTTATATTCTTCTGGACGCTCTTGTATCATTTTTTGAATAAGTTCTTCAGCATCCTTTTGAATGCGTTCTATATCAATTGGTGATGGCGGCATGGGGCCATATCTTGTACAACAAGGGCAGGACATTATTTACTTCCTTGTCTATCGTTTTTTATATTATTATAGATATTTAAAAAATTAACAGCCATCTTATAAAGACCACTGTAATTAAAGTTTTTCTTTCTTGCCACAAAAGCCATCATATCCGTATCGAATTCTGCCGGATTTTTAAATATGCTTACTCCATAAAGTAACTTTACATCATCTACAAATTCAGGAGTAACATATTCGCCTTCAAAATCAATACCAATTGGTCCAATTTTGCAGGAATTGTTTTCATCAAACTTAAAACCTAATGATTGTAATTTGATTTTGAATTCATCAAAATCGCGGACATGATAAATGTCTTCCATAATGTATTAATATATACATCGGAAGGAAAATTTTGTAAAGGTTTAATTAGAACAGGAGGGTTGATTGGTCGAAGCGGAGAACCATTGCAATTTCAACTGGGTCTGAAGAAGCATAATCCAAGTCACCATAATTGGAATCTTGAACCCAAGTGCCATCCATTTCCCAATCTTCTACAACTGCGCCGGCTGGGTCTAACAGTTTAAGATTGATTGATTTCTTATAGAATTGAGCGTAACCCATTCTACCAGTGTTATTTTCCCAGCAAAGACGAATCCATTCCATAACCTTTTGTGAGGCAGATGGAACAATTGGGTCATAAAGAGTTAAATTGAGTGGAGCCCAAGTACCCTTGCCAGCCAAATAACGCTTTTGGTTAATGTAGTCAATGACAGTTTCATCAAATGTCAATTGTGGTCTAGAAGCAATCTTAGCAGTAAAGGCATCAATGCCATTGATTGCTATAATCCATCTAAACTTTCTTTTTGGCTCGAAATTATCTGCCAAAAGTTGATTTATTTCTAATATTTCCGTAGCTGCCATTTAAATTATGTTCTCCGTAGTTGAAAATTATATAATATAACTATTTCTATATTATCTTTTCACTCCTAAAAATTAACCGTTGTCGAAAGTCGCACCAGATTTAGAAATAGTAAATGGAACGATGATAAACTCAGCAGTCTTGGTTGGAACCAAGAATATTTGACCAATCATTTGATTTCTATCGATAATGTCTGGGGTGTTATTGGTGCTATCGCAAACAACCTTAAACGTATCAATACCGCTCTTTTGTTGGATGTCTGTCAAAATTGGATTAACCAATTGACGGAATCTTGTTTGAGTCGCTGAATCGTTTTGCTCGAATACGAGGAACTTAACAGCAGACGCAATAAGCTTCTCAGCTTTCAAAAGCAATCTACGAACGTTAATTCTATCCAAAGCTGAAGACGCTAATTGAAGAGTCTTTTGACCCCAAATTACACCTTGTGGTACATCTGGGAATCTAGCAATTGGGTTAATTCTATTTTCATACAAGTTATCGCGCTCATCTGAATCCAATTGGTCAGTAATCGCAGAAACGTTAAAGCCAATCGTAGTCATTGACAAACCAGCTCTATTCAAGCCGGCAGGCGCAAACCATGGATAAGAAACTCTATCGTTATAAGCAATACAACCGAGAGCTGGAATTGATGCTGGAAGAGTAATAACTCCACCGTTTACATCGTCTCTAACTCTAATTGAAGGATAATAACAACCTGCATAATTACTATCAATACCTAATCCTCTAACGTTTTGAATAACAGAACTTACAGTAGTTCCTGAAACATCCATTACATAAAAAACGTCTGCTCTGTTCGTCATATTCGTTAGAGCATATTTTGTTACGGTACTAGCGTAAACGCCTGGAATACCTAACATATTAAGGTCAATAAAATCTGGATTGGCAATAACATCAACCGCTTGTCTTAAGGCTTGAGTACCTAATTGACTAACGCCAACCAACTGTGTTTCGTTTTGTAGTGGGTCTGCCAATCTAACGTCGAAACCATCATAACCGAAAGCAACTGGCACTGTGAATTTGGCCAAATTAGTTTCAAGAGTCAAAGCAGAGGTAGTATCACCTGGAGCTTTTTGTTGAGCAGCCGCATTACCAACCGTATAAGCTAATGTACTTAAGGTAGAACCAGAAATATTAGCCAAGCTAAAATCCGCATCAGAACCAGTCATCGCTGAATACAATGAGAATCTTCCGGTAACGTTACCAGAAAGAACAGTTTCCAATCCCCAATAAACATATGATTGAGCTTCTGATTGAGTTTCTTTGTCTTTTAAGTCTGCAACTAAAGGCAGAGCCAAAATTCCAGATTTAACAACACCTGCACCGGAGCCAGAAATAGTTAAGTCTGGTTTTACGAGACCTCTATAACCCCATGGAAGAGCAGAGTTTGGAAATGACGCAGTACAAAGTTCAATACGAATCAATTTAGAATTATTGTCGTAATTGCCATGCTCTACAATCTTTCCTCTAGTATTGTCGAAAGTGAAAAACTTATCGCCAACAGTTGACATAATATAATTTGGGTCAGTTGGGTCAAATGAAAGATTAGTAAATGCTTCAACAATAGAAGTATTTTGGTCGGTATCTCCGAAATCTCTAATTTCCAAATCGAATTTACCGAATGGATTAACTAAAGGAGCTGGTGATACACGAACGTTATTGATGGAAACTTTAAATCTTCCATTTTCTGCAACGCCGTGACCAATTGTATGAATTTTAATAAGGTTGTATTCAGTGGTTCCACCAAATAATTGTGATTTAATCCAAGGAGTTGAACCAGAATTGAAACCGAAGTTAAAGTTCGTAACGACCGCGTGGGTGCCAGAAGTGTAGGTTGCATTGCCACCAACGGTAGTCTTTAGAGCGTAATCATATACTTCTCTTAAGTAATAACCAAATTGATTATAGGCAGTTGGGTCTGTATTTAAAACGTTCTTGACATAAAGTGAGCTTTGGCTCAAGAATGATGCAGAAGAAGCGAGATAAGTGTTTGAACCGCTTGAAATGTTAACAAAGAACAAATCATTGCCCAAATCGGTAACAGTAAGTGTGGCTCCAGAGCCTGAAACTTCTACCGTTGCCATAACAACGCCAGTAGAGCCGGTTATTGCATCAATGGACCATATACTGTCGGCAGCATAACCTGGAGTTACGGCTGCTCCGTTTACGGTTCTACCCGATGGTCCTAAAACTCTTATGATATTAGCAGTTGCAGAATTCTTCAGATAAGCTCTTGCCGCATATGGCAAGAGATAATCTTGATTTAAGTCGCCGAAATATGATGTAAATTCATTATATGTACTTACGGTAACAGGAACGAAAGCCGGTCCTTGTGGTGCTCTACCAATCAAAGCACAGCCAATTGAACCAACGCCTGGTCCTAAAAATGATTGGTCTATTTCTTGTACGAATACGCCTGGTGAAACTATTGATTTTGCCATTTATGTAACTTTAGCCTCCCAAATTGGGGTTAATATTTAAAAATCTACATATAATTACTTCTTTAAAAAACTAAAAGAATATTTCATTATTTAGTATTCTTTGAAGACAGCAATATATCTGTTTCATTTATAATATCGGTCGAGTTACCGTTTACCATTAAACCTTCTTGTACTCTAACATCTACTACGCTTTGATTTTTATATACAACCTTGCTATTATCGTCCGTTTTTGAATTGTCTCTGTTTCTTCCGTAAGCTAAAGTTTCATCTTTTGGGTCTAGAATTAAATATGCTGGTACTTTAATTCTGTATTTATATTTTATGATTCTTTCTTGTTCCGTAAATTCATCCACGTTTGTTTGTGGCTCGAAATTTCCGTCTCTAAATCCCACTAATCTATAGCCTTCGCCTTTCTTTGCTTTGTCATACTTTGTATACATGACAAAACTACCTACCGCTTTAAAAATATAATTAAAAGAAATTTTTTCTAATATTTGATTCATCTGAGATTGGTATTGAGACCAAATCTCTATTTCATAAGGAACAGTACAAAAATCTGGAAAGGGAATTGTTAAATATTCCTTTACTGCTTTTACCTTTTGTTGAGGAAAGCCTAGATTCTTTCTCTGTTGAACCAACTGATTAAATATAGAAGTTTTAGGATGGATATCTTTTGATATAGTAATATAGGGAACGTCCGTAGGCATTGCTAGCATGCCAGGAGTTCTATCTATTGGTAATCTTGTAATTGCAATAATTGGCAATACTAGGGTTTTATTTTTGTCTCTTAAGTCTTCTACTCTGCTTATTTTCCATCTTTCGCCCGTAGCAAAATTAATAGGAACCTTTTTATTTCCAGCTTCAGTTTCGACACTAATATCAAGCTTGATATCAAAATAGTCTTTCGTAGCCTTATCGACATCTTTAAGCCCGAAGAGTTGCTATTTCATATCTGCCTTTTTTATCTTTGGTCGAATTATTCACTTGGTGTACCTGGTTTAAATTCTAATTTAAATGGTACTTGTGGAGTTTCCAAAAAATCTCTAATTGAAGAAACCGGAACAATATAAGAATAACATGCAAGTGCTGACCCTTGAACTAAACATTCAATAGCGTCTGCAATACCGACAACTTGTCCATTTTCATTCAAAATAGGACCGCCAGAATTTCCATGCCATAAAGTCATATCGGTAACCATCAATTTAGTCTTGCGTAAACGAAAAGTATATTTACCAACGACACCACTTGTAACCATTTCGCATCCAATTTCGGCTGGACAACCTACACCATAAATTTTAGAAAATTGCGGAGGGTCTTCTTTTGCTAATTTAACTAATTTTCTAGAACATGGCATACTTAAAGAAAGTAGTGCCAAATCTGATTTTTCATCTACTTTAGATGGAAAAGCTAAAATATTCATATCATCGCACTTTATTGATATCTCTGGAGCCGCTTTAATGCAGTGAGCAGCAGTAAGAGCTATTCCATCGCCAATCATTGAGGCGGTGCAACCAATTTGATATTCTGATGCTACTCCGACCATCTCTAAAGATTCCTTTACATCTAACGACTCAAAATAACTTCCATTTTCTGGTTGAATAGCGTCATCATCATATGGCATACTTTCAACAACGATAGCGGGAGCTGGTGTATCTGGAGATACTACTACTGGAGGCAATACAGCCGCAGGAGCACAAGCACTAAAAATTACGGCAACAGACAAGACTCTCATTAAACTTCTAAACATAATAATACCACCTTTTTTATTTATTCTCTTCCCCTTCTGGTAAATGGTCCAGAACTTGAAAATTACTTTTTCTGCTGACGATGCATGTAGCTTTAATCATAACTTTTTCATCAATTAAGCCATAAGTTTCTTGTGGTTGAGTTAATGATTGGATTTCGTACATGATGTTTGAATATTTAATAAAGTCTCCGCTCACGTGGCGTTATGTTTCTTTGATACAATTCATCTAAATGGAAATATATCTCCATAGAATAGACTGTATCCATTGTAAATTTAGTTGTTGACTGCTTAGGAGCATTATATAACACTCTAGCATTTAGCTCTACAGGTTGAAAAGAAGTTTTTCTAATACTTTCGTTATATAAGTTATCCGACTGAGTATGCTCTTCAGAAATAGAATAGTAGTATATCGTTTGGTCAACGATAAACTGTATAAGCTCTTTGTTAATCGTGTTAAAGAAATGAAGCTCTTTATCACTTAAAAATAGATTTCTTTTGTTCGCCATTAATATAAATATGAATTCTGAAGATAGCAATTCAATTTATATTAAAAATGTTAACTTATTTAAGAAAAAACATATGTGGGTCATCCGTTCCCCACAGCCAAATACTATCTACAACCCATTCACCTTGCGGATTAACGTCTTTATACAATTCTAATTGTTTTTTATCTTCACAATAGGCAATAGTCATATGAGGTTTGAATTCTGGAAACTTATTATCAAACGGTATTTGAGCCAAATGAAACTTGGCTTTAATTATTTCGTGGAGTGCTTTAAGCTTTTTTGATTTTATTGGCGAATGTAATACTATCTTATCATTCTTAAAGGTTCTAGGAGAGCCTAATGCGACCGTGAAGCGCTTTGTATTGTCGCAGATATCTTCCAGTACCTCTTTCATTCTAGGCTCAAATGCGGCCGGTAGAGAGCCTATATAAAGTAAGGTTATATGAGCAGGGGAACTATCTTCTCCAGCTCTTCCTTCTTTAGGAAATTGATTGGCAATGTAATCGGGAGCTATAATAAATAAACCGACATGTTGACCGTCTAGTTTTTCGTTTTTATTTTTATGCCAATATAATACGTTATAAAGTTTTTTTAAATCTAAATCCACAATTAATTTAATTAACCGATGAAGATACCCATGCCAACACCCATCAATATTCTTGTAAGGTTTTGAGCTTCGTCCGCTTGCTTTTGAATTAAAGTTTGATATGTCATACTATCAAGCCATTCTTTAAGCTCTTGGCGAAGGTTATCTTGTTCCATTAATCCTTCTTGAAGTAATTGAGGTCCATTTAATGTAAGATTACCATTTGGAATTGGTACCTCTGAAACTTTACTTCTAATTTGTCCTAGCGTTTCTTTGGCAAATGCTATTGCCATTTTCTTTACCCATTGCTGTCCAATGGAATTGATGCCTGAAAAACTGATATTACCGAAAAGGAACATTAGATAAATTTGAGACACCAGTTGTAAACGGGTCTGTTTCGTCATATCCATCACTAGCACCAATCAAGTAATAAGTGAAGAATAAAGGAAATCCATCGCAAGCTGGCGTTGGATAAACTGACAAAATATTACCTACCAATCCATAAGAATAATTTGAACGTCTTACTTTTTGATTTACTTCAAGTTGTTGCGCGCGAAGCATGTCTTCCCATACAGGTAGCATGTAGAAAATAGTTTCTGGTGTAAAGCTTTCAAATTGAAATTGATTATTCAAATAGTTAATAGCTGAAGTAGTGTCGAAAAATCTATAAGCAGCTACAGGGTCGAAATGGAATATATCTCTAATTTCTGCCTTTTGTCCGTCTGGTATAATGCCAGAAGTACTTAATATAGTTTTAAGGTCGTAATACTGTTGTCCTTGATTCAAGGTAATAGAAGCAGAATAAAGAGTTCTACTACCACCCGCCTGAGCTTCTGAAGAATAACCATCTGCAACTCTTTTTGCAAGACCTAAATCCATTCTTGGATTTTGATTTTGGCTTCCACTCAAAGAGCCCGTATTAAAACCTATAACGTTCGCAAGAACGCTTTTTGCTTGATAAGTATTAACAATAGCTGAATATTCTAAAGTAGCTTGTTCTAAGCCGGCGTAAACGTCTTTATTGGTTAATTCGATTTGAAGAATATCACCACCTAAGCGTCTATAAACTTGACGAACCAATCCATCAGCGGTAAATTGAAAATTCGTATCCGCATCATAAGTGCCGAAAGGAGTAGGCTGAAGTACATCCTTAAACGCAGCCGTTAAATCAAGTGTTATATTGTTATAATCTGACATTTATTAATCTTCGTTTGCTTTATCTATCTCTTTGTTAATCTCGGCGGCGCTCATTGGTCTGTCTTTATATACTTTAATTCCTGCACGAGGACTCAACGTATATGTCTTTCCATTGTGAACGCCGAAATATCTACCTTGGTCATCTTTCTTAACTATTTTAACGTCTTCGAAAGTTCCCCAATCAGCTTTATCGCCCGCTTTCCATTTTGGTAAATTCTTTTTAAATATATCTTTACCGTGTCTTTGTTGAGACATTCTATTAAGTGGACCTTCATCATCTGCATCTGTTGGTTTTTCACCTAAATCATCTTCATAAGATTTCCAAGAAGGTGGAAGTTTATTTTCTGGTCCACTAGCCGCAAATGGAATTGGTTCATCATCTGGTCTTGGTGGTTTTTCTTTTTGTTTGCCTTTGCCCAAAAATCCTTTAGCAATATCTTTCAATGACATCTTCTTTTCTTTGTCTTTATTTGGTGGGTCTTTAAAATCTGGATTACCAAAAGGATTATCATAATCATTGTCATCGCTATCGCCACCACTATTCATGTTTGGTTTATTGTCAAACTTTGGCAAGTCTCTTAATGAATCATCGCCTTGGTCAGCAGCTTGCGCCAATGAATCTAAAGAAGCAACATTAGGATTAGACTGAACTGGACCAGTATTAACGGTGTTAATTCCTGGTGATTGAGATTGAACAGCCATTGGAGGTGGCGGTCTTTTGCCAATGCCGGTTGTAAATGGTTCGTGTTCACCTGGCTTCTTACCTGTTTTAGGAGTTGGAACGCCTTGTTGAGGTTGAAGCATTGGATGATTTGCAGAAACTTTAGGTTTACTTAATAAATTAGGAAAATCATTCTTAGAGAATTTTTCTTTTTTTTTATCCGCTTCTGCTTCTAATAAAACTTGTTTTAATGATATCATGTTATTTATCTTCTTGATTACCAGTATTAATCGCGACATCGTCGCTATATGACTCTTCATCATCTTCGGCAGGTTCATGCTCTCTTTTCTTTTTGTAAATATTCATCAAAGAAAGAATTTCTCTATCGGAGATTGCTTTTGCGTGAGTATCGTGTAATTGGTCATGTTCTAAAAACATTAAAAGGGCGTCTTTGAGTTTTATCATACTATAAATACTAAATTTTAAAGGAAAGGGGAAATAAAAAAAAGAGGCTCACTAAAGAACCTCTTTTCAAATCTTTTATTGATTTATTTGTCTACTTAGTATTCGACATCCATGAAAATAAGCCATGATGCAGAAGTAGGTACAGTAGTTGCAAATCCGGCTGAAGCCGTTAATTGAACTTGAAGATATGATGCACCAGGAAATGCATACATATATTGAGGAAACGTAACAACGTTCATTGAACTGCCAGAAGCTACAGCAATTTTACAAAGTGAACCATCAGTACCAATTAATGGATTACCATTTAACAATATAGTAGCGGTTAGAGGAACGCCACCTACTGGTGAACCGAACGAACCTGAAGTTACTATACCGTCTTCGGAAACTAAACAAAGACCTACAACAGAGCCGGTATTTCTAACTGGAGTTTTAGTCCAATTGAATTGGAAGCCATTACTCGCACCACCACTGATTTGCATCATTGTTGCACTCATAAGCGGAGTTGAATTCGCTTGAGTTCTAATCGAAATATATTCATAATTTTTTTGCATTCCACCAGCAACTGCAACAATATCTTGTTTACAAACCAAAGTATTTGCTACAGCGGTAGAGCCAGCAGTAACACTTACTTGCGCTTGGCCACCTGCACCGAGTTCAATACTGCCATGACTTCCTCTAACGAATAATGAACTGTCGCCATTTGTATCTACTGACATATTTTTAAATCTCCTGATTTTCGTCTTTTAGAAAATCAATTTTAACACATATAAATATGCAAAAGATTCATTAAAAATCTTTTTTTATAAATTTTACACTAGTAGGCAAAAAAAATGGCTCCTTTCGGAGCCACTTCAAAACCTTTTATTGGTTAATTATTTCTACTGATTAGATGATATCCATGTTGATAACTACGACTTTACCGTAGAAATCAGAACGGGTCATTTTCTTACCGTAGCGAGTCATTACACCCTTGGTTGGCGTAAAGTCGGTTGGATTGAAAATGGTTGGAGTAACAATCAATGGAACGTATGGCGCGTAAACGAAGCCAGTTTCCAAGAAGCTAGAACCCTTGTAACCAATCAAAATCATGTTACGAATAAAATATGGGTCTTTGTAAACAACGAATCTGTTATTCAAAGTACCAACTTTTTCGACACCCATTGAGAATTGAGTTTCTTTAGGGTCAAGTGAAAGTGATGGCTTGTAAAGAACGGAAGCTTCCAAGATGGTTGAAACGTCTGGTGAAACAACCATGAAGTTAGCAGCACCACGCAACGTTTTGCGATGAATGGTATTTGCAACGTCAATACAGGTTTCGATAAGAGTTTCATACCACTCACGGACGGTACCAGTGAATGAACCGGATGCTGAAGCACCAGTCAACTTATGAACGAAATCACCTGGCTTGCGTGACCAGTACATTGTTGCACCAGTTCCACCAACCAACAGTTGATTCAGAATTTCGCGGTCGATATCGAGAGCGATTTGTTCTGACAGAATTTGAGTTAATTCAACTTCTGCGTCCAAGTTATGATAAGCGTTCAAGTCTTGTGCTAATTCTGGAGTCCACTTTGCTTTGAGCTTGCGAACGTCGGCAGTAACAGCGACTGAGCTTACTTTAATATTTACTTCTGGGATAATATCCGCTGAGAAGTCTGATTCAAATACTGGACTATAAACGACGCCGCTTGAGTCAACAGTCAAACCAGAGGTCGCTACATAAGAACCAGTAACGCCGTTACCAACGGTACCTGAACCAAACACTGAAGACGAGAAGAAAAATCTTGCTACGCCAGTGGTTGCATTGTATTGTGTATGACGTTTATACAAAGCCTTCATATTAGAGAAGAAGGTATCGGTGCCTGAGATGGCAAAATTCTTATAGTTGGTCGCATCGACAGTAGCCAATGGAACAAGTGAAGAAGTCATCGCAACGTCAACATAAAAAATTGAGCTAGCAGCAATTGAAGCTGAAAGTTCGAAGTCATAATTGACATCAGACCATGCGGCCAAACCATTTGATGGTCCGATTAAGGTGCTGACAGTTTGCTCACGATTTGAATAAGAACTATTCAAATAATAAGAACCACCCGTACCTAAGTTTTCTGAACCAGGAGATGTTTGGTCTCCATAGACTGAACCACCAGTTGACCAGTCAAGATTTTGGTCGCCGGCTTTCTTAGTTCCAAATGTATAATCGAGATAAAAGAGCAGACCTGAAGGTAAGCTCATTGGTTGCACTGAAACGAGTTCGTTTGCAATCAATCCACCGAATACTCTACGAACGATTGGGAATGCAATATTTTGGAAACCCTTGATATTCGCATCGCTTGAAGATTCTTTCAAAACTTCAGCCGCTTGGTTTTCCAAAAGACGAGCCATGTTGCTCTTCGCTGGGGCGCGTCTTTCATCTTTAAGACCAGCCAAAAGACCAGTCTTTTCCCACTTAGTAACTACTTTCTTTGATTCTGCTTTGAGATTTCTATCTGTAATCCCTTCAGTTAAATTTGATAAATCATAATCTGACATTTTAATTGTCTCCTGTTTTTCCTGTTTTAAAATTACTCTAAAATACCTGCGAGTTCTTGCATGCGGGCAGCAAAATTGTCTTTACCTTCTGTAACTGCCTTTTCTTCTTTCATAACAGACTCTTTCAAGACCGTTGAAGATGGAGTTGACAAACGGCTTGACTTAGCCTTGCTTGCTCTTTCTTGCTTTGACTCACTAACTACTCCAGCGATTCTAAAGGATTCACTAAGAGATTTATATACAAGCTCAACTTCACGCATAGTTTGCGCGCGGTCAAAAGCCTCGATTATACCAAGGCGTTGCTTGTTGTTAAGTTCTGTGTTGCTAAATACCTTATGGGTGAAAAGGAGCTTGCTATTAAAAAGATTAACTTCTTGCAATTTGCTCTTCAAGACGCCATAAGCTTTCTTGTAATCTGTGTTTTCTTTGATGAGGGCCGCTTTTTGCTCTTGGAGGGCCTTAATGGCTTGTTTGGCTTCTTTGACAGTCCAATCTTTAGCCGCTGGTACTTCCTCATCTTTCCAATGATGTTCGCCTTTCTTTTCGTCAGCGAGACCGCGTGCGCCGTCATTAACGCGAGTTGAGCCACCATCGGCAAAACCTTTGCTAACTGACGCTTCTCTGAGAGAACCCAAAACTTCCGAAAGAGCAGCTTTGAGGTCTTCATTGGTAATTTCTACCATTTCATCTAACTTATCTTCTTTCTTCTCGTCTTCTTCTTTAATTTGGTCATGGGCTTCTTTCATTTTGTCATCCTCTTCCTCATCTTCGTGAGATAATTCGTCTTCTTCTTCTTCGTCTTCATGGTCGCGTTCTAACTCTTCTTCTTCGTGGTCGTGGGCACGCTCCAAATCCTCAACCCCTTCATGTTCATGTTCTTGGCCGTGCTCGTGTTCATGTTCGTCACCGAAACCTAAACCGCTAAGCAAACCTAATTTTTGCAGTAATTCTAAATCTTGAAGTTCATCGCCGTGCTCTTCATGCATTCCGTCTTCGCCTGAAGGAGCCATTCCACCAACGTGTTCTGGTTCTTTTGCGTCTTCATCTGGAAACATTCCGCTTTCGCCGAGTTGAGATTCGACAAACTCTCTAATTTTTGGACTCATGGCCTCTACGAGAACATTTTTGGCATTCTCAAGAGCGCTCTCTTTAAGTGTTTTGGCATCTTCGAGGGCTTCTTCTAACAGTGTCTTTGCCATTTAATTATCTCCTAAACAATACAATTTGATATAAATATAACTACTAAAATTGAAAAAGAAAAATTATTATTGATATTTCTCTCTTAAAAATTTATTTTTTAATCTTTTTTGTCTTTTCTTTTGTGACTTGGTCATAAAAAATGATGTCTTCTCAACGTGTTCTTTTATGATATCTTCTTTTTTACAACGCTTTAAAAAACTTTTGATAAGTCTTTCTTGACTTTCGCCTGGTTTTAGCTTAACTTGAAAATTATAACCCATTACACTATCCTTTTGTGTTTTTTAAATTTAAACTTCTTCTTATTAATTATTTCGGTTTGTATGTCATCTGCCGTTTTTTCGTTATCATCGGCAAACAAAATATCTTTGAGGGCTGCAATCTTTGGGTCTAAATCGCCTACTTTGGCAAACGGCTTTTGTCCGAGACAACTGTCCAAGACCTAAAGCACCGTTCTAAAACTTTTTTAAGTTTTATCACTTACTTCTTTTTGCCAAAATGCTTTTCGGCGGTAGCGTATAATACTTTGGCCCAATCTTTACCGTACTTGTCTTTGAATGGTTGTTTGGCCTTATCTAAAAATTCTTTAGCTTTATTGCCAGCGGGAGCAGCTTCTTTAACTGAATCTTCACCTAATTTTGCGCTCCAACCACCTGGTTGCTCTTTAAACTTCCAACCTTCACCGCCCATTTTTTCTTTATGCGCAGCAGCTACATTTTTAATAGCAGCTTGTTTTCCTTGTTTTAATTTATCTTGATAATCCGCGTCCGCTTTATGAACGTCTGGACCTTTATCACCTGACGGGAGGACTAATGTCTTATTTGGGTCGTGGTCTTCATCTTCTTTTTTAACCGCTGGTTTATATGGAATCTTAAATTTATTAACAAACTTTTCACCTGGTTGGACTAAGGGCTTAGAATGGTCTTCTGGTTTGGCCTCTTCATCAAATAAACTATCTTCACGACCGTCATTATGACGATTTACGCGGTCAACACTTTCCTTTGGCTTGTCGCCAAAAGCTTGTTGTAAAGACATTTTCTTATTTACGTTGGCTGGCTGCATTCCAGACTTATCTCTTGTATGCAAAGAAGCGCCAGAAGCTCTAACAGTAGATTGTGGGTCTCTTGGAGCTGATGGACCTGCGGCGGCCTCATCAAACAAACTATCTTCGCGGCCATCTTCATGACGCTTAACGCGGTCTACGCTCTCAAGTGCTTCTTCAGCAACTTCTCTAATTGTTTTTCTTAAGTCTTTTAATTTTACTTTAATAGTCATTGTATTGTCTCCGCTTTTTCTAATATATAAATATCAATTAACTTTCTTATAAGATAATATTGATTTAACTTATTGTAAACCTATTTTAAAAAATGTTCAATAATACCCAAAACTGCGGCGCCGCGCGATTGCGCTGAGCGTGCTCCATAAAATACTTAATTTTGTATTACTTTTGGCATCACTAATAGCATTAGTTTCAAATCTTGACATTAAAGCTTTAACATCTTCTGCCATATGAGGTATTAATCCATTTTGTTTATCTAAGCGACTCTTAATATCAAATACCATTTCGTGAGTTTCTTTTGCGATTTCTTCAACTGCATCTAATCTACTTTCTAGAACTGCTACTTTTATATTAACATCTGGCATATTATCTACCTCTCGAACCTAATTTTGTTTGAATTGAACTGCCGCCAAAATAGGTCAATAAACCCTTAAGAAGACCACCTTCATGGTCCTGAAAAGGCTTTGTAGCTGGCGAATCACTATCATCTATTTCTTTGTTTTCGCCAACTTTTGTCATTGGAAATCTTTCATCTGGAGCTTTTGGGTCCGTTCCTGGGCCGGGCATGTCATATTCTTTGCCCGCTGGACTTCTAGAAAGTCCTTGAACGCCTTGCGTATTAACGCTAGAACCAAAAGATGACATATCACCATCTGAATGTGGTTCCATTTTTTGAAAAGTACCAAGTCCAGATACGCCTGGTTGGCCTTTTGCTATTCTGTCGCCTGGTTTTTCTTCCGCTGGGTCGTAGCCATTCATTAATGGCATTCCTCTTCTGGATTTACCGGAGTCTTTTGGGTCCATGATTTGCTTTGTCATTGGGTCATATGGCCAATCATTGTCTCTTTTTCCAAGTTCTAATGGATTAGGAGGGAATTCCCAATTGTTAAAGGTATGGTCAGGACGAGTATTTTGATAATCTTCGTCAATTTTTTTAGATTCTTTCTTTTCGTAGCCTTTAATATCTTCCCAATATTCTTGGTAAGGATTATCTTCTACAGAAATACTATCTTTAGTCTCATTTCCATGTTGAACTGGGTAGCCTTTATTGGATTCTATACCACTGCCAGACCATTCTAACAGACCGTCAACTATTTTAGCTGCAACAATTGGATGCACTTCTAATTTTTTAGCAAAAATATCCAAAAGGTCTCTTGGGTGGAGACGCTTAACAAGTCCCATGATAACTTTGTTTTTTACAAATTCATCAATACATTGTTCGAAAATGCTTTTAGCCATTAATAATTTCCGTCTCTTTCCATTTCTTGCTTAATGAAATTAACTACACCATCAAAATTTTCTTGTGGGCTCAAAGTAATCTCAAATGCGCCCATATCTTTTTGTTCTATTTGTGAAACTTTGAAATTTTGTTTAATCATATTAACCATTGTCCTAACTTTGTTAGGTAATGATTCATGGCTTTGTGGTGAAAATAGTAATTTTTTATCTGCACCAAATAAAGAAACAACGAAATTAGAATTGGGAAACTCTAACAATTGGTCGTTATTGTTTTCCATTGAATTTTGTAAATTAGGGTCAGAATTTGTATTATTATTGGCAGTATTAGGATTGAAATTAGCGCTAACATTTAAGTCGTCACCCATTTCATTCAATAATGATTTGAAAATTTCGCTTAATGCTTTCATTATTCTCTTTGCTTATCCAAATTTCTTGAAATTGTATAAGGTCTTCCTTTGTAGTTCAAAATAATTTTTCCATTATTGAACCATTCTAATTCAATTGGATTCTTAAGGCTAACCATTCCTAGCGATAATTTTCCACCATTAGAACTTGTTTCTATGTCGGCATCTCTTATTGTTTGACCAATAAGACATTTGACTAATAAAGCCTCTTCGGCAGAATGATTTTTTGTTAAAGCGTTGTCAAGATTAGTTTCTTGGTCGTCCGAAGTGGTTTCGACTGCGCTTTCTTCGTTATCTTTTTTTTTTAAATCTTCTTCTTTAAGATTTTTGCCTTTTATTTTCTTTCCTGCTGTTAATGTAGGTCCATTAGAAACAGAAGTTAAAATATTTAACAAATCTCCAATTTGACGCTTTTGATTGGCGTCTACTTTAGCAAGTCCAAGACCAGCTTCTAATGCGCCTCTTAATTGAGCGACATTTTGTCCTTGTGATTTCAACATATCTCCAAGTGTCGCAATAGAAGTTTGATAATTTAACATTTGTCCATTTGCCAATTGAGAGATTTTATCATTCAATGGTAATTGAGAAAATGCTTGTTGTTGTTGCTGTGGAGTTTGCTGCACAGGTTGTTGTTGGGCTTGGCCTTGCGGTGCTTGCTGGGCTGGTTGTGCCTGTGTCTGGCCTCCAATAGGATTTGGTTGGTCATTACCGACAGGCGAAGGACCACCAAAAGCTCCAGCGGGAGCCTCTAATAGGAATTGCTTTCTTTTGGTATTGACTTCTGTAATTTGAAAGTTATTCTTTCCTTCTCTAACAACATTCCATAAAGTTTTACCACCTAAATTTGTTTTTATTAAAACAGAATTAGATTTAGGATTTTTTAAAAAGTGCTCCTTTATTTTTTTTGTTAAAAGATGCTTTTTCATTAAGTCTTTATTGTTCAGTTTCATATTATTAAATCACCTCTCTTTTATTTAAAAGAACAATATTTGACTTTTCCATAGGTAAAACTTTATGGTTTTTAATGTAGTCAATGGATTTTTGTAAAATATCAATATTTTCTTTTGCATATCCAATTAATGAATTACAAGAATTACAAAGTAAATCTCTAATTTTTCCGTGTTTCATGATTATGGTCTATGACTAATCCTTTTTTTCCGGTGCCCATTTTTACAAGCATCTACTTCATCGATATTGCAAATTTTACATTTATGATTTTGGTCTTTAAGCATTTGGTTATATTTTTCAAGACTTATTCCATATTTCTTTTTTATATTATATTTAAATTTACTTAATCTATTTTCTTTTGTATCATTAAGTTTTTTCGCACAAACTTTACAATAATGAGAAAGCCCATCCTTTTCAGTTTTGTTTTTACCAAACTCAGGTTTGACTTGCTTACATTTTTTATTTGAACATTTTTTCATATTATATAAACTTACTGTAATCGCGATACAAGCCCGTTTGTTTAAGTTTCTCTTCGCTGACTAATTCTGGATTCTCATTTGCGGCAGAAGAAGCAACCTGCGCAACTGTTCTTGGGTCTACTGTAGAATAAATATTTTTCCATTCATCTTCAGATATTCCCATTCTCTTCTTCAATGCTTCTTTCTCTTTTTGTTTCGCCGCTTCTCTGTCTTCAACACTTTCTGTCACGACACGTCTTGCAGCAGGTGCTGGAGCGGTTTGCTCTTGAATTGGTCTTGACACCTTCTGTACAACAGTATTAACGAAGGTTTGCTCCTTCACAACATTTTTTACAATACTTTCTAAATGCATCTCTGCAAATATTTCCAATAAGCTTTCTCTTACTATCTCTTTTATTGTATTTTTTAATTCTTTCTTATCCATTACTCTATCCTTTAAGCTCCATTCATGTGTATATGACAGACTACCGCTGCATTAGAGCCAGTCGTTACACAACGAACATATCTTCTTGAGTTATTAATCACTTGCAAAGAAACCATAGTGCCTGATGCTACAGCTCCGAAAGAACTTGATATTGTTTCCCAATTGATATTATCTGGAGAATATTGAACTGAACCGTTTTGGAATGTTCCAGAATTATTTATAATACTAATTGTAAAATTAGGAAAATTCGCAACGTGCGTCGCAGACAAAATTAACGTAGATGATATAGCAATACACGAAGTTGAAAAGAAAAGGAAATCGTTAGCAGCAATAACTCCCAACGGGCCTTGAAAACTTTGTTGCGGTTTTGAGCCCCAAACGCCAGGGTAATTGTAACTGGCACTTGGATTGAAACTACTTGATATAATTGCCATTTTACTTACCTCTTAAAATTTCATCTAATATTCTATTTACTATAACATTTTTTGGAGCAATCTTTCTCATATCGCCCAAAGACAAATCTTTACTTTCTGAAAGGAACGCACCGTGAGTACTTGGGTCGCCGACCAAATCCCAACAAATCAAAGTAAAGTTTTCGCCAACGACATCATCGCCGCTATCATTTTTTAACGTATCGCCTACGCCACGAGAACTAATACCAACTTTAACGCCAGCTTCTAATAGTTCTTGAGCAATTTTACCCATTGGAGTATTAATAATTTCAACGGCGCCATAAACGTCATTTCCTTCCCAATGGATTTCTCTGATAATATGACTTACCTTTTGCAATTCAATTACAGAATTATCAATATGGTCCAATTGCCCAGTAGAACGACCGGCTGGAATCAATTTTGAATAGTTTTCAACTTCACGTTCAAGAACTTTTCTTGGATAAATGCGTCCATTTTGATTCTTAGCGTTCGCGCGCTGTAAAAGAGTACGTCTCAAAATGATGGGTTGCCCCTTTTCTCTCATTTCTTTGATGATATTTCTATCGCACTCTAAATCTATTCTTTCTCTAAGTAATTTACTCACTTAATTATCCTCTAAAACTTACTTAATGTTAAACCATTCTTTAAGTTTGTATTTTTTAACCCAATCTTCTTTTGCAGGTGGTTCTACATCATTCCAAGGTTCTTCCTTAGCTTTGACATCTTTGACTGCTTTTGCATCCTTAAACTCTTCTTCAACAATGGTTCTTACATCTTCCATGGTTAATTTCTTTGTATCAAGGTTTGAAGTTGGCATTCTTACTTCCTTCAACTTATTTGATGCAATTATTTGTGCTAATACCTTATATGCGCTCATTTTAAATCCTCTTATTTGATTTCTTTATACTTGCTCTTGACAAGACTTCTTAACATAACTAACTGTAATGGTTCCATTTTAGACAATATTTCATCTAAGCTAGCTTGTATACTAGATAAATAATCATCTCTCTTTTCCGTGCTGATACTCAAATCATTCATTTCGTCCAAAATAGTTTCTTGGCAATACATCAAATTTGCACGCAAATATTTAGTCTCGTCATCTAAATTAGCATTCAATTGATTTTTAACTTCATCTGAAAACTTAATTAGAGGTTTGTTGCCATCGATTTTAACAGAAAAGGTATATTTCTTTCCAGTCTCTAAAACTCCAACGTCAAAATTCAACATTAAGTCACCCATTTCATCTTGGTCTGCTTTCTTTTGTTCGACTTGAAATTTTCCTGTTTGTTCAAGATAATTTTTGATTTCTTGAACTGCTTTTGCTAACGTTCCAACTTCAGACTTTGCCACGTCATGCAGGATTTGCTTGAGTTTAGGGTCGGACATAACTGTTTGTTTTGACAGTTTTTGCAAAAACGAATCCCACTCTTGACTTTCTTTTGATAAAGGACTTTGTTCAAAAACGTAATGAAGAGCACTTTCTTGCAAAACCTGTGTAAGGTTTTTCATAAGCATTTTTTTAAAAGTTTCTTTAGATTCGGTTTTAGCTTTTGGTGCCGTAAATGCTCCGTGAGCGACTTTTGCGCCTGGAGCTAATTCTGACTTCTTTGAAAGTTTAACTTTTCCTATTTTCTTTTTGCTTTTTTGCTTTGTGCTATTCTTTTTTTGAAGTCTTGATTGTCTTTGAAATTTCCAAGCGTCAGCACGTTTTGCATACGTACCTTTTTCAACGCCAGTCTTATCATCATATACAACCCAATTTTCACCGCGCTTTTTAACTGTTTCAGGCAAGTTTTCACCGCGAGCTTCAGCAAAAGCAATTAAGTCTTCGAATAATTCTGAAGAAATATGTTGTTTTTTAGGTTTCTCTGGGTCATATTCGGAGCCGCCAAGTGGTCCTAAAAACCCCTTGACCATGCCGCCGCCCATTGACGAACCTTCTTTTTTTGGTTTAGGTGCCATTAGACAGAGACCTCGTCAACGAGCTGTAAATACTGCATGAATTTAAGAACGCCTTGTTCTGTAATTGTTACAGCATTTACATTTTTAACTTCTTCGATAACTTTCTTAATTTTTTTAGAAATTTCTTTATCTTCTCTTAAATCTTTATCTTGTATATTTGATAGTTTTTTACTAATTTCAATTCTTTGTTCGATAATAAAATTTTGAAATTCGGTTTTATCTTTAACGTTGTCATTCATTAAAGAAGATACATACTTAATCAATAATTTCTTTTGTCCTTCAGTTAAGGTATTTTCATACTTTTTATGAAATTTATTGACAATTATTTTATATAATGCATTATTATAGTTTTTATCAACAGAAATCTTATTAGGATTTTCTTGTATTAATAATCTTTCAACAAGATTATCTTTCAATTTTATTTTATCGATTTCAGATATCTTTTGATTTTTTGCGCCCCTACTTTCATTAAATAAAGTTTGGAGAGTGGCATAATCAACATATTTGGGAATTCTATATTCGTATACTTTTTGTCCCAAAGTATGATTTATATCTTTTATAAGCTTGCCTTTTTCTTCTTCTAGTAAGCGAGGATTAATATTTTTAACAGAAGAACATGCAGCATCTATAATCTTACTCATAGATTCTCTAGATTTTACTTTTGCAGAAAGGACGGCGCTAAATAGATTAGCTTCCATTTTTAAGGCAGAGTTGTCAGAAAAGTATTTTTTGGAAATACCCAAAGTCTTTTCAGCTTCTTCTTTCTTGTTCTCTATTAAACACTTAGAAATGTGTCTAATCAAAAATTCATAGATAAGTCCGTGAATTTCTTTTTTTGTTTACTCTTTTCTTAAAGGCATTAGCCATATAGCAACCTCTATTTTAAATTAATCCATATATAAATATACAAATGTTAATCTGAAATGATTTTAGATTTTGGTAATAGCTGAGAAATGCTTTCTATTTCTTCTGCAAATCTTCTCATTTGTCTAACTTTACCATCATAATTTTCCTGTTCTTTATTTAAAGGGTCAGTTTCTTCACCGAATGGAGCACCAACGCCTCTTAAAAGTTCTGAATGATTTCTTTTAACGTCCATTGCTGTTTTCTTTGTATTGAAAGCATATTTACGCAAATCAGGAAGTTTTTCTATTTTGTGATTATTACCGTGTAATGGATGTAACATTTCATTGGGAGCACCCGCCTGCTTATAAGGGTCTCTACCAGAGGTTATAGGCCCCATGGTAGGCATTCCTGGCTCGCCGGGTGGCGGTGGCAGGCCAGCTTGTGGAGCGGCCGGTAAAGCCCCTCCAGCGCCTCCAACAGGCTGTTGGCCCATTTGCTGTTGTTGATTTGGGTCCATCATAGGCATTTCAGAAGCCGGTAATTGAACCGAATCAATCTTAAGCTGTTCCAATTTATCTTTCTTAAGACCTTCTTCAATGGCTTCAATTTCTTCATCTGAAACTTTAAAGATGTTCTTGTAAACAAAGTATCTATCAAATGTTCCTTGTTGAGCCATTCCTGCAACTTCAAACTTCGTTCTCCACAATTCCAAACTTTGCAGTTCAGCAATAACAGATGGAGTACTCATCTTAATATTGAAATTAAGTAAATCTTCACCTCTAAAGCCCATTGAGAACAAATGAATAATTGCAACTTTATTAAGCTCTGAAATTAAAACTCTTTGAATCTTATGAATTGTGCGAGCGAATCTTGCATCAATTTGAGATAAGGTAGCTTTATTGCCAAGACCATCATCATAACCAAGATATGCTTTTGGAATCTTTAATGCCGCGAAAAGCTTATCTCTAATGTAATTTAAGTCTTCAATGTCACCAGTAAACTGTCCACCGGGTAATGTATCAATTCTAGTGCCGTCGCCTTCACCACGAATTGGAACGAAATAATCTTCGAGCGAATTCATTGGATTCATTCTTAAATCAACTCTTCCATTGCCGTCAGCAATTTGATTTCTTTTAAGTTGTGTCTTTGCTTTTTCCATAAACGTTGGTACGTCTTGTGGAGCGATATTACCAACTCCAATATAGAATACTCTTCTTTCTGGAGAACGAACCATACGATAAACCATGATGGCATCTTCCATCAAAGTAAGTTGTCTAAATACGCGTCTAGCTGGTTCAATCATTGAAGAACCATAAGGCCAAAACTGGTCATTACCTGGCATTCTAAAATGCAATACTTGCCATTTTTCTAAGCTTCTATTACCTTGGGTAATCCAACGATATCTAGTAGCAAGAGGGTCATCTTTGTCATAACCGTGGTCAACTTCAATTTCATTGACTGGTAATGGAAATAATCCCAAAACACCGAAGTCAGGGTGGTGGTCAATCATCAAAAATTGGTCACCGTATTTGCAAAGGTTTCTAATCCAAGTCATTGCATCGAATTCGATATTTAAAACGTCTTGAAAAAGTTCACTTAGGGCATTTTTAATCTTGACATTTTCTGAGGAAACTTTTATGATTCTTCCTTGTTCGTCTTTGGCGCAGGTTTCCTCAGAAAATAAATCTAAAGCGGCGGCAATTAATGCTTCGCTTTCCATTTCCTGATAGCCTGAATATCTAGCCAAACGATTGTATTGGCCGTAAGAACTCATCATGTTTGAATACATGGAGTTAGTATCTTTCATGAAGGCGCGCGCAGTACCAACTGGATAACCTGTCTGGCCGGGTGCTGAAATCTTAGCTGAAACTCTTTGTCTAAAAACGTTGCCCGTTTTAAACAAATTTGTAAGCTGCTTATAATAAGCTCTTAAATCAAAATTTTCATTTTCTGCCATAATATTTTATTATCCCTTGCCTATAGGTGAATCATATAGCCAATCTAAATTTTCTTCGCGACCATCCGCCATAATTATCTTATTTTGTTCGGCGACGTGTTCCTGAATGATTCCTCTCGCACTGAAATCACTACTAAAGCCGCGTACATTTTTTATTGAAGCTTCTTCAGTGCTCATTGAGGCAATCATTGCCTTAGTCATTTCATCGCTCTTGTAACTGAATAAGAATGCTTCTTCTCTAATCCAAATACCGGCCGCCAAAGACATAACTAAATCGTCATTATATCCTCTTAGAGCTTCTGGGCGGCCTCCCTCTTTCATAACGAAAGTTTTTAATTCTTCAACTGTTCTACTGCTATTAATTTTTATATCGTGCGTTCTCACATATTGTTCTAATTTTGCAAGCATAGGAAGTCTATTTGCTGAAGTTATTGAATAGCCTGGCAAATAATCATTTCTATACATAGCATAATATGGGTCAACAAGTGTGGTATCTTTATCTTTTGATTTTCTTCTTCTTGAATAGTATATAAATGGAAATTGAGCTTCTTCCATCTTTAAGATGGCTTGTCCAGACCAACCGCTATTATTTTCAGGCGCGACAGTTGCGTTATTGTACATCTTTGACACGTCCATCAATAAAAGACCTAATTTATCAGGTCTAATTTTTCCTTTATACTCTGCAACTTGCTCTATAGGAGAAACGTCTAATCTAATAACGTGAAATGCAGAATAGTCTTCTGCATCGCCTCTACTAACATCGCTTGTGATTAGATAAGCACCGTTTGATTCCGGTCCTTTCCACATCCAAAAATTCTTATCAAACTCATATCTATTCATATGAGGAACGCATTGTCTTTCTAGTCTTCCGATATCTTCGTGATAAATAAACGTATCACCAGAAGCGTTAAATTCTGCTAAGAATTCCTGGTTTATTTCACGAGGAGATTTGTCACCAGTTTCCGCTTTGAACCAAGTTAAATTATGTTCAGGATGTACCCACCAAGGAAACTTTTCATCTGTCATTTCGAGAGGATTGTCAGGATTTACATAATGTCCGTATTTAGTATTAAATCCATTTTCGTTATTTCTTGCGCCTTCAAATAATTTATGAAAAATATTACCAGTTCCATTAGGTGAAGACATGATAATAACAGAACCACCCGTTGAAATAGTTGGTGCAGTACCAGTCCAAATTTCTTCAAAGTTTTCAATATGCGCGGCTTCATCGATAATCAACAAAGATACTGATTCAGAACGACCGGCGTCAGCAGATGTCGTAATAGCTTTAACGCGAGAACCATTTTCAAATTCTACAGAGTTTCTATTATCTACTTTAATCTTTGCAATATCCAAAATCCATTTTGGAATGTATTTAAAAACCGTCTTAATAGAACGAATCATGTTCTTTGCAGTTTCTTGCTTTGTCGCAAGAATAAGAACGTTCTTGTCTCTATGAAATAAAACGAACCAAGCTACATAAGCAGCCGTAATCGTTGACATTCCGTAACTGACGGGCTTTAACTATAATGTTTTTTCTGTGTTGGATATAGCCATTAATAATATCCTCTTGATAAGGATATAATTTTAACGGAAGAAGGCCGCGAGTAGGATGTTGAACTTTAGCATAATGTGTAATAAAGTATATTGGGTCTTTACCGACATCTTATTAGCTCTTTAACAAGTTCTGTTTTAGTTTTAGCTTCTGACATTTCAAGGTTTTATAATCCCAATTGATAAGTTATGAAATCTCTAACAATAAATTTACAAATAGGATTTCCATGATAACCATTTCTAGAAGAGCCAACCATCCAAGAGGTATCAGCTTGTAACACTGAATATTTCTCGACTTGTTGTTCTTCTTTGATTTTCTTTAATTCTAAATCTTTGCCGGTCATTTTCTTAAATCTTTTCTTGAGTTCTTTTTCAACTTCTTTAAGAAACGCCTTGCCTCTTGGGCCTTCATCTTTTTGAATTGTTTCTACGGTTCCAGTAACAATTTTATGAGCTACAAGAGAAACTGTATCGCCTACAGCCTTCATGGTAACGCCTTCAACATCTGCCAATGCCTTATTCCAGGTATGAGTGCTGTTTCTGTCAAATTTTAAATCTTGAAAGCATTGCGCTAAAGATGATAGGGCGTCTTTCTTTTGTTGATATTGTTGGTCTTCGTATGCTTCTATTTTCTTTTTTGGTGCCATTGTTGTTATTAAACCTCTATTCCTATAAATACTAAACTCTATATACTATTGTATAATTTTATTAATAGCCGCGCTCTTTAAGCCTATCTCTGTAAAAGTTAACATCTATTAAAGGATTAGTTCTATCTTCAACCAACATTACATAGCAATGCTTGCAAATACCATATGTTAACATATAACTATCATCAATTGTACCAGTGGGTCTATTGCATTCTTCATAAGGACAGAAAAAAGGCAATTTGTGTTCATGTTTTGCTTTTTTATCAATCTTAGACCAGTATCCATCATTATCGCTTGGGCCGCAAGAAACCCAAACATATCCTTCTTTAGGTTCTTTCATTTAGCCTTCTTGAATAATGAACGCTTTGTTCCTGTTTTTGCCAAAGATATCTTTTGACATACCTCTAAAGAGCGTTTTTGTCCTTTGTTAGATAAAGATAATTTTTTACAATGTTCTTCTGTTCTTGGTGGTTTTTTCCTTCCTTTCATTGTCAAGGAGCGTTTATTGATTGTTTCTTTTGATTGTTTTTTTCCGGGTATTTGCGATGGAAATCTTTTTTCTACTCTCAGGATTGTTCATTGGGTTATTTTCGCCACCTAATGAACAATTTAAACCTTCTGGTCCAAATGCATCAAAATCAATAATCGCAGATGTTTCCATAAAATTAAGATGTTTTTCATTTTCTATTGGGATAAAAACCAATATATGCTTATCGAATCCGATGTTCTTTTAAAGAATTATAAATACCAGGTTGCGATTTACAACGATAATTTCTATATTTTTCAATTCTTTTTGTTAAATCAATAGTTTGACCAACATAATAATGTTTGTTGGGATTTTCAAGAATGTAAATACCTTGCTGTTTCATATTATTTTTTAGCAAATGGATGCCAACCTAAAGATAATCCGTAATACAATTGTAAACCATTATTTACGACGGGGATAATGTTTACGCCAAAACTGAGTTGATTCGTAATATCGTAAGAAGCACCTAATGCCGCAAGGCCGCCGAAAGAAGGGTTCCCCAACACACCATTTCCAAGAGCAAGCCCTGCATTAATTGAGATTTTTTCATACCATTTTTTCTCCATAACGCTTGGGTCTATTTTTAAGTTTAATGCGGTAGGAACAAAATTCTTATCTTGAGAGTTATCTATATAAACCTTATAAGCGCCATCATTTCCTTTAGTAAGAATCAATTCTAACTGAAGTGGTTTAGTCCATTGAATTTCAGCAAAAGCATAAGCGGGATTTGTCAAAGTATATCCGCTAACAAGAACATTATCTTGTTGCTGACTGAAATCTACTCTAAAACGTTCACTAAGACAATCGGCAGGAATAGACGCAGCAACACTTGATGGCTGACTACCTGGTCCTACCACTACCGTTTGAGCAGCGTTTTTTATGTCAAAATACTTATTTTTCCATTGTAGAGATATATCAGTTAAAGCAATGACTTGCTCTTTGTTTGTGTTAATATCTTTTTGAAGCTGTCCGTTTTGCGCCTTAAGATTTTCAAGCTCAAGACCCATCGAAGACCAACTATCTTTTGTAACTTGAACTAACTGTTGACTTTCTACGAGTTTTTGTGTAAGTTCATTAACTTTCTTATCAGATTGATACTTTTGGTATCCAAGGCCACCAATTAAAATTAGCGCAACAACAGCAAAGAATATTTCAAGATATTTTCTCATTTGATTATATTATATTTGATTTTATCAAAAAAGTAAATTATTTGTTTTCTCCACCATCGGTTGAAGAGGTATTGACGGCTAACTTATCTCCAGAATATCTTCTGGCTACATAACTACCGAATGTTGCACCTAAATAACCCAAAAGCAAAGTGCTATCAGGAATTGAAATATGTATATCTTCGTGCATTCCAAACTTTAATTCTTTAAACATTGACAAAAATACACAAATGCTCACAACAAGCCAACTTAAAGTGGCAAATGTAAGCATGGCGTCTGGTTTTCCGTCTGAGTTTTTAATCCATTTCATATATTTGCTCCTTTGCTAACAAATATATATAGGACTTAAATATTGTTTTTTATTCTTTTATTATGGAATAACCTTGGTCATCTCTAACGACTTCGATTGAGTGGTCAACCATATCTTTTAGTACATCAAGATGGGTTATAATATAAACAGTATCAAACATTGTTTTAAGCTGTTCTAATATTTTTCCAAACGCATCCAGATATTCAGCATCCAAGAAAGATACCTCATCTAATACGAAAATATTTGCCCTTGGCAATGTTGTTATGGACAGTAACGCCGCTCTGATAACAATAGCCGTCAAGGTCTTTTCTGCACCGGAACATAATTCTATCTTTCTTGGTTTGTTTTTTTCGTGTTTGAAGAAAATTTCTATTGACTTTCCATCTTCAACAGATGACAGATAAATATCAAAATTTACATTACCGGAAAGAAATTTCTTAATTTGTGCATTAATGACATTTAAGTTTCTTGAAGTTATATTTTTTGGAATTCCATCCTTACCCATAGCCAACAAATAATAATCATAAATTTGATATTCTTCTTGAAGCTTAAGATATTGCTTTTCATCTTTTAAAAGATTTTCAATTTTAGTTTTAGCTCTTGCGATATTTGTTAAATATGAAATTGTATTATCTGCGTTTTTTTGTAAATCATTTTCTAACTTTTTAAAATTCTTTTCATCTTCAGATTGAATATTTTCTTTTTCAAATAATTCTTTATTTGTATTATTTAAATGTATTTTTTGTTCAACTACAGCCAAGTCCCTTTCTAATATTTTGTAATGCTCTTCGTTTGCTGCAAGGTCTATTAATAAGCAGCAATCGCTATTTTTTAAGCAAGAATATTTTTGTATGTTTTTTATTTTATTATCGTACAAAGATAATTTTTCTAAAACATGAGTTCTTTCTTTGTTTAAAATATTTATTTTGTCATTAAATTTTAATTTATTTGTTTCAATTGTCTTAATTTTTT